TCGCCAAGTGCTTTACGAGCTCTTGCGGCCGCGGCCTTTGTACCGCCTTCAAATTTTTCATTCTCTGCTAGGTACGCTTCAAATTGTGCAACGATTTCTTCATGTATTGTCATAGTTTGTTTCTCCTTTAAACTAGTTTGATTGATGTTGTTGATTCAATGTATTGGTCTGCCATTCCCTTTTCGGTCTTAGCAATAAACACAATAGTTGATAGATTAATTTCTAAATCACTATCGCGACCCACTGTAAACGTAAATGGCACCATGCCAATACCGTCTTTAGTCATAGTAAGAGCCATAGGCTTCTTAACCTTCATTGAATCTGTTTCTTTTTTAACTAAGCGAGCAATCACTTCTTCTCCTGCTACAGTTTTAAAACTGATTGTGTCGCCATCTTTATATGTAGTTTCTAATAACATATTTTATCCTAAGCTCGATCCTGTGCCGTTCCATCCCGTGTTATCAACATAACTGACTAATGCTTCATAGCCTCCAATAAGTTGATCCCCTATAAAGATTTGCGGAGCAGTTTTTGGTTGTGGTAATCCTTTTTGTGCAAAAGACTCTAGCATCTCGCTTGGTTGAATATCAGTTCCAAGTGTTAATGTCTTGTAAGTAATATGCATATTGTCGAGTAAGGCTTTTGCTTTTAAACATGAAGGACAGTTAGGTTTACTGTACACAAGTACTTCTTGTTGGTTCATAGACTGAATCCTTTCAGTGAATCCTTGTCTACGTCTTGTTTGATCCCGCCAATGATATATGACTCTACTTCAGTCTCTTGTGGAGCCACTTGTAATCCTGACGAACTCAACCAATGTTGTGTCCAAGGTAGTGGGTTAGTATTAAGCGGGCGATCATATATAGGTTTGTAACCAAGTGCTTTAAGTCTACGGTTAGCAATATATTCTACATAATGATATAACAACTCTTCGTTAAGTCCAATAATAGCACCGTCCTTAAACAAATAGTCTGCCCATGCTTTTTCTTCTTCAACACATGTACGCCACATCTCTTCAATCTCTGCTTCGCACTCTTTAGCAACGCTTGCCATTTCTGGATCATCGTTACCTTTAAGCCAATGCTTGAGAATTTGTGTAGATAGGTTTAAGTGTGTTGCTTCGTCTCTAGCAATAAGCGAAATAATCTTTGCAGACCCTTCCATTACTTTTGACTCAGCGAATGCAAACGTACATGCAAAGCTAACGTAAAAACGCAAGCCTTCCAAAATGTTTACATTCATCATTGCTAAGAACATTAACTTCTTAACATTTCGCAGAGTGCCTTCGCCTCGATGGAACCAAGCATCTGCCGCTTCTGTAAATGCATCATAGTTTTTAGTAACTGCTGTTGCACGTTTTAGAATTTCTTTGTCATCTAAGATAGTGTCAAACACTTCACTTGGATTAGAATACACGTTCTTCATAATATGTGTATAGCTACGTGAATGAATTGTTTCAAAGAAGTCCCAAGTAACAATACATCCTTCTAGTTCAGGAAGTGATACATAAGGTAAAAATGCTAGACTAGGTCCACGTCCTTGTACACTATCTAACAATGTTTGATACTTTAAGTTACTTGTAAAAATATGTTTTTGTTCTGGTCGAAAGTTTGCAAAGTCAGCTCGATCTTTCTGTAAACTTACTTCTTCTGCTCTCCAAAAGTACCCAAGCATAGTTTGATTAAGTTTATCAAACTCTGGAAATTTAAACACATCATATCTCTGTGTGTTTTGATCAGGTCCAAAGAACATTGTACTCTTTGTAAAGTCTACCTTCTCTTGATTAAAAACTGTTTTCGCCATTTCTCTTCCTTTATGTCTCGTAACGTCCTACTATTATAACTTCATTATAACAGCATGTCAACCTTTAAATTGCACATGCCTCACAATGCTCTTCATATTCGTCATCTGATCCTGCAAACTCGTCTCTAGCTAGAGGTTGTTTTGCATCGTCAAATGCTATTTCGCCATCAGTCTTATAGTCATAAGTGTTCTGATAGTAACTAGTTTTCCATCCATACTTATATGTATTAAGCAAATCACCAATCATTACACTCATTGGAACTTCGTTGTTCTCAAAGTGTGTAGGATTGTAACTCCAGTTACCGCTAATCGCTTGATCAAAGAACTTTTGCATTACTGCTACGATATTAATATAACCTTCGTTGCTAGGCATATCCCATAGTAATGTATAGTGTTGCTTTAAGGTAGCATACTGCGGAACAACTTGCTTAAGAGGCCCTTTCTTTGACTTCTTAACGGACAAGTATCCCCTAGGTGGTTCGATTCCATTGGTAGCGTTCGACACAACGGAACTGCTCTCCGAAGGCATTTGTGCGGACAAAGTGCTGTGCCTGAGACCGTGTTCTCTAATGCTCTTACGTAGACTAACCCAATCATATTTTAATTTAAACTCCCCTAGCTCATCAACTTCTTTTTTGTAAGTATCAATTGGCATGATGCCATCACTGTATTTAGTACGGTGGAAGTATTCACATGCACCACGCTCTTGTGCAAGTTTGTTACTTGCTTTAAGCAAATAGTATTGAAATGCTTCTGATAAGTCGTGTACTTTTTTCCAAGCTCTTTTATCACTATATGCTAATTGATGCTTGGCAAGATAATGTGCAAGGCCAATGTATCCTATACCTAAACTACGTCTTGCTTTAGTTGACTTCTCTGCGGCTTTAATCGGATACTTTTGATAATCAATAATTTCTTCTAATGCTCTTACTGCTAGTTCACATAGTTCTTCTAAATCATCTAGGTCTTTGATTATACCTACGTTAATCGCACTAAGAATACATAATGCAATCTCGCCTTCTTCGTCATCAATATGATTAAGTGGCTTAGTTGGTAATGTAATCTCTTGACACAAGTTACTCATGTATACTTTGTCTTTGAATGAACTGTGTGTGTTACAGTGATCAACATTCATAATATAGATACGTCCTGTTTCAGCACGTTCTTTAATTAATGCACTAAACAAATCCATTGCAGAAATAGTTTTTTTCTTAATGCTTGTCTTACGCTCGTACATTTCATACATCTCTTGAAACACTAGTGGGTCACCAAAATATGCTTCGTATAATCCTGGCACGTCATGTGGCGAGAAAAGAGTAATGTTGCCACTGGTTAACAATCTTTCATACATAGTTTTATTAAGCTGAATAGAATAATCTAACTTACGTACACGATTGTCTTCGGTACCTTTGTTATTTTTAAGTACAAGGATGTCTTCAATCTCTTGATGCCAAAAAGGAAAATGCGTAGTAGCACTTCCGCCACGTACACCATTCTGTGTACAACATCTTACAGTTGCTTCGAACTTTTTTAGGAACGGAACTACACCTGTGTGTGCAACTTCTCCTCCTCGGATTTTGCTGTTGACTCCTCTGATACGTCCGGCATTGATTCCGATGCCTGCCCTTTGCGCCGTATAGCGTCCAATAGACATATCGCTGGCAAAGATGCTATCAAGAGTGTCGTCGCTGTCAACAAGAACACAACTTGCAAACTGCCTGACAGGGGTCCTGACGCCTGCCATAACGGGCGTTGGGATATTGATTTTAAATAGTGAGGTCGCATCATAATATCTCCTTACATAATACATTCTATCCTCTTTAGGATAGTTAGCAAATAGTGTTGCCGCAATCATCATATACATATGTTGCGGAGTTTCAAACAACTCTCCGTTACTTCTATCTTGAACAAGATACTTGTCAACTACTTGTCGCAAGCCTGCATAGGTAAAGTTCTCATCTCGCTTGTGTTTAATATAAGAATCTAATGAAGCAAACTCATCGTCAGTATAAGATTCAAGTATGGCACTATCATATACCCCACGTTCAATATTCTTATCAATCATGTTTCTAAGTGAAGCTTTTTCAAATTGACCGTAAACATCTTTATACACTCCGTATAACAACAAACGTGCCGCCGCATACTGATAGTTTGGATTTTCTAACGAGATTAGATCATTAGCTGATCTAACTAACAAGTCTTGAATATCAACAGTTGTCATGTTGTCAGCAAACTGAATACCTGCATTCATTTGGATTAAACTACTACTAACACCTGCTAGTCCTTCACATGCAAAATTTACTACTTTATGGATTTTTTGGACATCCAACGGCATTGTTTCTCCGTTGCGTTTTAAAATATTTAGGTTTGCTTTCATTTACTTCACTTCCTTTGATTTAAAAATATTTAGTGTAACGGAGGCAGTTGGATCACCTTTTGTGATACAATGCTTTGCGGTATTGAGTTAATTGATGATACTTCTTCGTTATATCCTAAAACAATACTTCCGTCCAAATACACTAGGTACATGTTTACTTCTTTGTCTATGTCCTTACTGATATGTATCTCTACTTTTGCGTCACTAAAACGATCTGTTAACTGTAAAGTATAGGCAGATAATAGTGCAATTTCATACTCAGTAAAAGAGTTGTTTTCTATCAAGTGCCAAGGAAGTATTACACTCTCAGGATCCCATGGATTCTGTTTGCGTGTACTTCTTGGAAGGTTCTTAATAAATTTGCTTAATAAGTAAAAAGGTTTGGACGAAGTTTCTAGGTCCTCTCTTAAGTCTTTCCAGACTTTTACTTTGTCTTCAAATTTTAATTCATACATTAACTTCGAACTTTAATTTTGTAGTTAAACTCACCTTGATCATTACTAATAGAGTTTAACATAGAAACTATGACTGTGTCAACCCCTAAATTGCCATCTGTGTTAACAGTTGCGGCAGTAAAGGTTAATGCATTTTCGTAGTTACTGTCACCCTGATAATCAAATTCATCTTCAAATAATAACGAATTTGTACTAGTATCTAGCATGATTACCATTTTACCACTACGTTGTGCATTTGCAACAGCACTCGAATAATTGTATTCTAAAATATATGTTCGACTGTAGTCACCTGGTAATCTAAAGAAGTAAGTGGGCGAGGATGCCTCTTGTACTTCTAGACTATTAAGGCCGCCAAGTGTAGCATTTACTTTGCCTTTAATCTCTGATACATATTTGTATGTTGAGATATATGTTTGATTGTAACCAAGGTCGGCAGTTCTAGCAAAGTAATCTTCTACACTAGAGTTGCCTGCTTTGTTAAAATGTATAATACTATATTGTGCATTACCTTCATTGCCGCCAACGTTGCCTACACCTTCAAAAGTATTGTGTGAGCTTGTGTTGTTTACACCTTGTGTAATAACAATAGCTTCTTTATCAACGTTTTTAAAAGTACTATGGCTAAATGTATTCTTACAAGGTGCTGTTACTTGTCCTTGAGCACCTAATGCTGTGCCTTCTCCAAATAGTACACCATTACCTAAATTTTCAAAGTTACAACAATTAAAATGGTTATTATAAATATCATCATCACTAGCAATAGCAACACTCAATCCCATAACCATGATGTGATCAAACTTGTTGTCTTGTGTGCTTACTAACGTACTTAATGATTCTAATTCCATTCCTGCGTTTGCTGTAGTAACGGCTGTTCCTGTAGTCCAAGGCCCTGTAATTTTGATTGATCTAAAGTTACTACTTTTACAACTTTGTAATCTAATTGCAGGATTTGTTGTTGATACTGTTTGTATAGTAATACCTTCAATAGCGATATTACTTGCTTGATTTAATGTTGTGCTTGTACTATCGTTTGCATAATTTCCTGGTGTACTTGTACTGTTTACAGTTTGGAACACTGGAGTATCGCCAGTCATATTAAATTTAGTTTTATCAACACCATCACCATGAATTGTACAGTAAGGTGGAATATAAATTGTAGCTGATACTTTATAAAGTCCTGCTGGAAAGTGTAATTTTACACGACTCTGTTCAGTTCCTTTAGTTGAACTGTTAATATAAAGTTGATCAATTGCTCTTTGGATTGCTACTGTTTCGTCTGTTGCACCGTCACCTGTTGCACCAAAAGACTTAATGTTAACAATCTCATCTAGTCTAGATTGTAATGTTCTTGTGATAGGAGAAGTAGCATTTGCACCTGTTTGTACAGTTATGCCATTTAAGTATGTATACGTATTTGCTAGAGTAAATAGATCATCATGCTCTGTAATAATTTTTGTGTTACCTACAGCTGGTGAACCTTCTGCTACACTACCGTTACCGATATGCAATGTACGATTGTCTACTGCCCAGCCAAATTCTCCTCCAGCTAACTGTGGAATACCGTTTGTGCCCTTACCACGTCTAACTTGGATTCTCGAAATTTGTACGACTGCCATTAGTTGCTCCTTAATTTATTATATTTATGCCTAAAGTACAAGTCGTTGCTTGTTGTTCAAGCATTATGTTTCTCGTAATAAGTGTATACACGATTGTACCATTCGTTGCGCCATTCGTCGTATTCATGTGGCCATACATCAAACTGTTGATATGTTTCACCGCCTAGTTCCATACCGTCATCACCTCGACTACACATAAAGATGTGTCCTTCACGTATGTTAGTACCGTAGATTTCGTTGTGTGCTTCAGCATATGCTACTAACTGTAAGAAGTAGTTTTGTACATACTCTAGCTTCTTGGGCTTGTTGGTCTGTTTAAAGTCCATAATACAGGGTTGGCCTTTGTACTGTCCTACTAGGTCAGTTGTTCCTGCATACATCTGCGGAACATAAAGAGCAACTTCACTACCCCATATCTCATCTACATCGCCCATTGCGTGTTCTAAGACTTGCTGTGCCATTGCGTGTGCTTTCTTAGCAAATGGGTTACCGCCCGGAGTAGGCATTACACCTGTCTCTACATAGTCTTCAAGATACTTGTGCATACGTGTACCAACACCTGCGGCTTCAGTTGTAATTTCTCGTGCTTTAGTTTCACCTACACGTTTACGCCATGCAATAAGTCCTGTCTTATCACTTGTAGCATCAAGGATAGTTGTAACACTAGCCACAGCACCTCCATCGGGTGTCATGTACTTTCGTTTACCTTCTACTTGTTTACGTGATATTGGTTGATAATCGTACTTCTTTATTATTAAACTCATTGGTTCTCCGTGTAGTAAACTGCTTCTAGTTTGATTGGGTTACTACCTGTTGCATGTCCTGCAACTCTCGTAGTACAATCGCCACTTATTCCTTTTAGTAACGCTCTTTCTAATTGTGCCTGTTGATATGTAAGTTTGTGGTTTGCCTTGCTAACAATAGCATTTGTTTCTGTGTCGTCTTTGCGTGTTTGTAATGCAATGATACCTTGTCCAATTGCTGGCACAATAGGTAAACGTTCGTAGTCTCTTTTTATACCTAACGCATCTAATCCTGCTTCTGCTAGTATTAGAGCATCATATTCTCCTGCGTCTAACTTTGCAAGTCTTGTATCAATATTACCACGTATAGGTTTAATTTGTACATTGACTCCAGAGTATAGTTGTTCTAGTTGTGCTTTGCGTCTTGGACTACTTGTACCTATTACAAAACCATCAAACACTTTACCAATCAATACATCACTTGGTCTGTTACGTTCTAACACTGCACATACATGTAAGTGAGGATGTTCGACGTCACCTGGCATATCTTTCAAACTGTGTATAGCAACATCAATAAGTCCTTGTGCTAGTGCATATTCAATAGCACTACAGAACACACCCTTGCCACCTATCTCGTGTATAGGAGTATCAGGATTAAGATCTCCAGCTGTTTGTATTATTTCTATTGTGCCTTGTCCAATGGCTTTTATTGCCTTGTCAGCATATGCTAACGCTAACTTACTACCACGTACACCTACTCTAATCAATGTCAAAATCCCATACTAAACAACGTCTATTATCTTCAGTTGGATAAGCACCATGCCATACCCTGTCGTCCATAACAACTACTCTACCTGGAGTAGGATGGAACTTGTGATCATATGTATAACCAAATTGGTTTTGCATAATTGTATACATACAACCGTTAAACTGGTTTGTCTTTGAAGGAGTTATATGATCAAACAGCATTACACTAGATGCAAAACGTTTGTTCTGTTGAGACACTCTATCTGTTGAATGAAAGTGTCCTGCTTGCCAACCATCTGGAAAGTAATTAATAGTCCAGGCTTTTGATTCCTGTCCTTCAGTACGTTCTGTTATTTGTGTAATAGGAAGGTCAACTTGTTTAAAACAATCAAGCAACCAAGTTTTGTAATTAGTTCGTTGTTTGTTCCACTCATCATATTCTAAAGGTTTCTGTATGCCGTTAACTGTACAAGTACCATTAGAGATATCAGAAGATGTAAAGTCAAACAAACTTTCCATTTCTTGGTAATGTGGATAAATTGCACTTACAACCCAATGTTGATTCTGGGTCATATACAATTCTATATCGTTAACTTTTTTTAAAAGACTCATTCTTAACTCCTATTATATGTATTATATAACAAAAATATTAAGAAGTCAAGTGTTTATTTGGATTTAATTCATTGCGTTGGCTGTAGCTCTATCAGCCATATTATCTACAGTTTTGTCTTCTGGTTCTGATTGAGGTGCTTCGCCGCCAGCTAATACTACACCAGCTTCATCAAAGTTATTAACTAAGTTTTGTAAGCGTTGATCGTTATTGTATGCAACGACGAAGCTGTCTCTACTATATTGTTCGCCGCCTGCGTTGGCAAGATACTTATTAAGGTCATCCCACCCAATTCTAGTTGCGCCTTGTTGTGCTTTTAGATGTATTACTTGTGATAGAATATCTGATACTGTTTCAGTAAAGGTTAGTCTTTTTTTTTCGAATCTGCTAATAGCAAACCTAAACGCTTTGAAAGCTCAATGCTTTCTCGTTTGCCTCTATCGTCCGGTTCATCACCGCCTACCGATGCGTCTGCCGCCGCAAACTCATCATCGCCTTCAGGGGCTTCTGCTTCTGCATCTGCGTCGACTGTTGGCTCCATATCCATATCGTCTGCAGGTACTTCATCACCCATTGTGCTAGGTGCACCTTCGCCTGTTAAAATAGCTACGCCACTTGTAAGGGAATCTCGTGTGCTCTCTAATGATGTAAATAATGATCCTAGTGCTGGCTTAACTGTGTTAATAAATGTTTCACTTTGGTCAATCCCTAGTTCATCTCTAATCTTATCGCCTAATTCTAACATGCTTTCTGTTTGCATTTCTGCTGTGTCTTCCATCCAGCCTGTAATTCTATCAACCATGTCCTTTGCGGCCATAACTAATGTTGCCTGTTCTTCAGCGCCTTCTTTAACTTTTTTCTTCTTAAGGAAAGCTGGCTTATCGTCTGACTTGTCACCTGGTGTGCCATTGTCATCCATTGGCATCTTACCGTCTTTTGGCTTCTTGTCTTTAGTATCTTTACCTGTTGATTTCTTGCCTGACTTCTTAGCTAACATTTTTGCAAACGCGGCCTTTTGTGCTGGACTTTGTGCTTCTTCAATTTCTTGACGCTCTGATATTGCTGTGTTCAGAAGTTCAAGGAACATTTTATTCTTCTGATATGTTTCGCTAGTATGAACAGCATCAAAACTTTCGTTAGTTTCAACTTGTGATAAAGTTGTTCTAAGTCTGTTACGAGCATCTTCTAGTTGCTCTGTGGTAAATTTATCTACATTGATTGTTTTACCATATTTTTTAGCCAAGTTCTCGTTTATTGATTTAACTGTGACTGGCTTTGAAAATTCGTTAATAAGCATAGTTTTGTTCCTTTGTCATTATGTATTTATTTATCAAAGATGTAAGTTTCTATCTGTGCAAGTGAAGACCATGCTTTGTCTGTTGCTATGTCAAATTTCACTTCTGATGATTCTATCCTTTGTATATCCTTACCGACCTCTATTGATCTTTTTGCAAATAGTGCGTCCATATAGTGTTTAGATACTGTGTTGTCTAATCTTATAATATCTCTAACACTACTATTATCTCCGGTTTCTGCTGTAATCTTCGCTATAGCAAGTGCCGCGGCCTTAGTAAATGTAGTAACTACGTGCTTATTAGTACTTATGTCAAAGATACGATAACCATTCCTATGTTTACGTATAACAATGTTCTTAATACGTATACTATTGCCTTTTTCATAAGGAATTGCTACTTGGGCAAGCCCATGTACTACAATTTCTTCTAATTCTACTGCTAATTGTTTATCAAAACTCATTCGCTACGACCATTACAGTTCCATCTTGTATTAGCTTACTTACTAATGCTTTACGTATCAAGGCCTCGATTATGAATCGATCCCTTTCTGAATAACTGTCTAATGATCTAACATGATTACATTTCTTTAACACCGCTCGCTCTTCGTTAGTGGCTTGAATTGTAAATGTGTGTATGAGTTCGTTTATTTTCATTTTATACTAGCAATCTGTTGTTTCAACTGTAGTGTAGTATCTTTATGACTTTTTTGTTGTGCTTTTAATTGTGCTTGTAAAGTTTTCTTTTGCTGTTGCATAACTTTTGGATCTTGCATTGCTACATCGTCTACTGCTTGTCCATTATCTATACCGCCTTGTGCGCCGCCACCCTTTAATTGGTTTATAGCATCCTTGCCCATCTGTACTGTATTCTTAACAGCATTAACACCTTGCTTGGCTACGTTAACACCTTTCTTAACAACATTGGCTCCTGTCTTAACAGCATTAACACCCTTCCTGGCTATGTTGCCTGCTGTTCTTAAACCTTGTCCTGCCATTTTAGCACCTTTAAAAGCGGCCATTCCAACAGTTCTTGCTCCAGCAAGTACAGCTGGTAGTATTTCGTCCAATTGCTCTTCGGTTAGATGAGGATACATTTCTTTTAATTTTTGTCTTTCATCTACTTTAAATTCATTAATTCTCATTTGCTCATCCTTTTACGCTTTGCTGTTGAACGCTTTGTTGGCTTCATTCTAGTTTTGTTTAGGTTTGCAATACGTTTAGATTGAGCTCCCATTCTCTTTTGGAATTTAGTTTTAATTCCAATCATTGGAGATTTTCTAGCTCTAGTCCGTTTCATAGTTAATTTAGCTTTGACATTAATAGGAGCATTACATGTTGTAGCTTTAGCAACAATACGTCCTTTACGTGTACCGCTTGTACAACGATACTTACGTGTTACTTTGCCTTTGCTTCGACCAAAAGTAGTAACAGCACCTTCTATGATAATGTCCGCAATAATCATCTACTTCTCTTATTCAATCTTTTTAATGCAATTGAAGCTGGATTGATACGCTTAGTTCTCTTAGCCTTACGCATCATTCTTGCGCCAAGCCTAGCTCGTGTACGCTTCATTGATATTTTCTTTTTAATGTTTGGTGCGGCAAAACATTGTGCTATCTTTGAGACAATGCGTCCTGTACGCTGTCCACTTGCACAACGATACTTTCTTACTAATTTTTTACCAGTCCGTCCCCAAATTTGCTTTTCGCTTAGGTCAGACGATGTGATCTCTGTTATTAACATAACAGTATTTATATAATTTGATTATGAAAAGTTAACAAGAAGAACTACGATGGTACTTAGTAGTCCTGCAACAATAGTTCCTGTGGCGCCAATGATTACTTTAGTTAACGACTTGTTGCCGTGAGTGATATCAGCATGTATATGCTCAACTTTAGCTTCAATTTTATCTAAACGTGATTCTAAATTTTGGTATCTTTGTTCACACATATCAACATGTGCTTCTAAGTTTTCACGTTCTAAGTTTGTGGCTTTAGTTTTTGCCATATTATATTCTCCATTATGTCCCTTGCTCAAAGGGTATTAGTAAACTCTAAGTTTGCCTAAATTAAGTTATTCTGCCTTGAATATAATATTACGTGCCTCAAGTGTTGTTCTAAACACATTGTTATTTATCTTGATAGACTCATTAAGTCCGCCTACAACTGGTACTAAATCAAAATCATCTTCAAGGGCATTTGTTGGTGGAAAGTATTGATACTCGTCTGTTATACAATCAACTTCCCATACTTTATGCTTACCAGTATAGGCAGTTCCAAAGCCAAACTTGTTAAATTCTGTGGCTGTGTATTCTGTAGCTTTAGGAGCCTCACAGAATATATTTGTTCTTAACATCATAGTTTGTACAAATGTCATCCAGTTAGCTTGTTGGCCAATTGCAATAGGATCTGTACTATTGTTTCTACGTTGCTTTGTTTCGCTGATGTCAATGAGTGAATATACTTTCATATAACTACTTATCAGACATAAAAAAAGGCCCAGTATAAACTGAGCCTTTTTAGTATTACTTGTAAATTAGCTATTAAGCAAATTTTAAAGTTGTTTTGGCTACTGCCGCTACTGTACCTGACGCAAAGTTAACGCTATCAACTGTACCTAAGTTGATAATGTCTTCTACTAGTGCTTGTACAAATGTACCTGTTACAGTACCGTCTGCTGATACGTAACCTGTTGCATTACTAAAGTCGCCTTCAAGCATAAAGTCTTGCTTTGTGCCTGTATCATAAACAGCGCCTGCCATTAAGATATTTGCTCTTGTCATAATTGTGTTTTGTACTGCTTCCATAGCTAGTCTTGATGCATCTGCATCAACATCCCAGTCTACTGCGATCATTGTAACTTCTTTACCAATGTTTCTGATTTCACCAATGTAGTTTCCTACTACTGGATTTATTTTAGTTTGTCCGGCCATTTTATTCTCCTATAATGTTCTCTAATGACACATCTTCGTTACTCTACGAAGTTGTTATAAGTATTTACCTATAAGTGAAAAAAAGGGCTACTTTCGGCTCTTTTGAGCCCGATTTTCTAAAGCTCTTAGCTGTTGTACAAACCCTGCACCACCTTTTGCTATATTATCTAGTATAATAATAGCTGGAATGTATGCTTGTAGCACATTCGCAGGTATACTCTTACCATCTTTAGCAAGTTCTAAAAATTTCTTTGTTAGCATTAAATTCTTAGCTCCTACTAGTCGTAAGTAGCCTGCCATGTCTTGACTTGTTACTGCAATATCCGGAATACTTACTTTTGGTTCTGGATCATTAACTCTGTATACTTCAAGATCTCTTTCTGCTGAAAGTTCTTCTAAGTATTGTATAATATCACTGTTTCTTAATTTAGCACGAGCCGCAAGTAATAATCTTGTGACCAACTGTTTTTTACTATTTGATGATAGGGATGAAAAACTAAAAAGGTTTCTTCTAACAGCTTTGTAATCACTGTTAGTAATCTTTAGAGCAGATTCAATATTAATAAAAGTTTGTTGATCTTGTTGTGAATTACCTACACCGCCTAGCTTCAGTTTAGAAACATATCTATTAAAAGCCATTAACGGAAACTGTGTATTTTTACGCATCACACTTGCCGAGCCTGGATCTTTTAATTTATCTAGTGCATCTTTATCACCTACAATAAAGTAGATAAAGTTGTATAAGTCAGTACCTGACATTCTAAAATGAGTATAGTTGTCATGTCCTGCTGTCTTCTTAGCATACCCATGTGAGTATGCCGCCATGTTTGGAAACTTCCTAAGAACTTCCATGATAAGCATAGTTAAATATGCTCGCTCGCAACAGTCGGTATAGGTGAGTGACTTTAATGCACCACCTTGCCTAGTCAGTCTTGCTTCGTGAAGTTCTTTGATAAAATCCATTAGTAGTTACTTCGGCCGCCGTCTGGTCTTCTATCTGCACCTGAAAGATTAGCCATGTTAGCCATCATGTTTTTCATTTCATCAGGGCCTTTGGCTGATACTATTTGTTTCAATTTACCCGAGTCCATTACTATTGCAGTCATTCTTTCAACTGCTGAAGGTTTAAACATATTAGCAATACTACCTGGCTTTGAACTATCTATCATGTTGAGTAGTAATGACGCTGTTTTATCATCCATTTCAACTTCTGTACCATCTTCTGTTTTGATTGTTTGTTGCGATCCAATATTTAGAATCTTCTTTAACTGATTAGCTGGATGGTCTGTATAGCTTTTGTCAGTCATTCCACGCTCGTCATTATCTAACTCACTACCTACACCTCTTAGGCCAAAGTCATCATCTCCGTACTTTTCATTTAGGTCTTTCATTTTCATAGTTTTTCTCCTATCTCTCTACTGCTCTATTAGCGGCAGTAAACACTGCTCTGTTAACTAATTTAATATCGCCTTCAGGATGAGCTAACACATACCCTTCGCCGCCTTCTTTACCATCTGTCTTAGCTTTAACCGCATTTGGGTTTTTATCTAAGTCAGCAATTATACTATCTTTTGCTTTCATTATGCCTGTAATAACTTCAAACAACGATGTCCAAGCATTCATGTTCTGCTTAATATATTCAATAATCTTTTGTTGTTTAACTCTGCTGATATCGTTTCTAGTACTTAACCATTTAACAAAGTCTTTCCCTAAGTTATCGAGTCCGGTATCTACTTTACTGTTCATATACTTATAAATGATATCAGGAAAGTTTTTCATTTTCATTTGTGCAAGTTTATTTACGTCTAGTAAACTGTCAAGGTCTGCTGAGTCTTTCTTAATGATCTGTTCTAACCTAGCAAGTTCTTCGTTAGGAACTTGTGCAGGTTGTTCAATAGTCACAGGCGGTACAACTAATAACTGATTGCCTTGAAATATATCTAAGTCTTTAAGTGGATGTTCGCCACCGTCTGGGTCTACCATTCTGTGTACAACTACACCAGCACTTGATTTAGCAATCTTCTTGCCTAGGTCACTTGCAACATCTACAGCATACTCTACAAGTTGCGGTTTGAATACAAAGTTCTTATCTATTACTGGTGGAGTGTTATAATATAACAAGTCACCTTTAAAGTAACCTCTATAGTCTTTTGGTACTGCCTTTTCAAACACACCAAATGCCTGTGCCATACTATCTGCAAATGCTATACGCTTTGGATCATCTTTGTTTATTCCTTTACTACGCATAAGAAGTTCTTGTTTAAGTGCGTCTGGGCTAGTTGTTCTACCAACTCCTTTTGACTTAACAAATCCGCTTTTGT